TGGCCTTGCAATCTGCAAAGTCCTGTGTCCGGCGTGAGTTTGAATCTTCAGAGAAAATCCTTCCCCACACCACGCCGCCCAATGTCGTTTTCGACATTGAGAACCAAATCTGAAGCTGTTGCTGCTACAGTTGGCAGTGGCGATATTGGGTTCCAACACCCGGTAGTTCGTCGCCTCCTCAAAGAAGTTGATCGTGTCTTTGATCAGGTTCTCTCCCCTCACGAGGGAGAACGTCTCAAACAGATCACCACTTCCCTTGCTCTGCCCGTTTCTTTATTGATTGATATCGATAAGAACTGGCAAGACAAGAGAAAGAGAAGGAAGCTCCTGGAGTCCTTCAAAGAAGGGATCGAATTCCTTTCTAAGATGGACCTTCCTTCGGATGAGCATATCGATTTGATCAAATACGATGCTGCTCTCCTTTTCCAGAAAGCCGTCAGTGACATCGATCCTTTGACAGGACACGATGCCCTTCCGTTCCCTGCTTCTCTTGAGAAGTACGAACGGCGACGAGTGTTTGGAGGAGAGTTGAATCAGTTGATCCAGAGAGCGCTTGCGCGCGCAAAGGACAACCATCGACAGAGTTTGTCTTTCTTCGCCAGCTATCTCTTGTGTAAGAGAGGTTGGCCGGAATTGGGTCATTCCAAAATGAAAGACACCCTCATCGATTACGTGAAGTATCTGACAGTGATGCCAGACGCTCCCCGTGATTCATTGCTTTCGGAGATTCGGACTATCTGTAAAAAGATTTTCCGTAACACTACCCTTAGCAAACTCTCACCATCATTGAATGCATCTTCTGAATCCGGTCGGAAACAGGGAGGTGCTGATGGGTTTGTTGCTCGAGAGCTGACACATGTCAGCTTGAGCGACCTTCTCCCGAGCAAGTTTGGTGCCCGTCAATTCCATGAGGCCAAAATTAATTGGCAGGAATACACTTTTGATAAGTGTGACGAGTATATGCAGGCGACCGATTGCAGTGAATTTTACTGCAAATCAACGATCATTCCGGAACCTGGAAAGTTCCGAATCGTGACCGCTGGGCCTGCTATCCAATATACTTGGTTGCAACCCCTGCAGGGATCGCTCCTGAGTAATTGGGCCAATTCCTCCTTCTCAACAATGAAGGAGGGCTGGGAAGAAGAAGTTTCGTCCTGGGAGACTCCCGAGGACTGGGTCTGGAATTCTGGTGACTACAAAGCCGCCACAGACCAGCTGAACTCTTATAGTTCAGCAGCTGCCCTTTATTCAGTGATGGAGATCTACGGGCTCCCTGAGGATTTTGCCAGAAAATCTGGTCTCCTTGGAGCCGAGATCCGCATGAAGACTGCAGTCGCTGAGATGGAGCCATATATGGAATCAGTTTCCAAGAAGTGGTCCTTCACTCAAACGAACGGACAGCTGATGGGTCATCCGCTTTCTTTTCCTCTCCTTTGCGTGATTAATCTCGCGGGTCTCTCGGCCGCTCTAAAAGAAGCAGTTCGAGAGGGTGATCTGGATCGTTCTGCCGTGCAGTACATCCTTGATCATACCAAAGTGAACGGAGATGACATTCTCTTCCCTTGTCCCAAGCATTTCTGCCGGAGGTGGGAAAGAGTGACAGCGGAGTTGGGTTTGAAGCTCTCGGTTGGGAAAAGCTATGCGTCCACTCGTTTTGCAATGGTCAACAATGTGATGTTTGACATGCGAAACAAACGAAGGATTGGTTATTTGAACCAAAAGTTGGTTCTGAATCACTGTCTCAAGACAGGTGAATCGACCATGACTCCTTTTGAGATTGGACACGCGTTCAACAAGATGTTTGAACTTCTCCCGAAAGCTTCGGGTTTCCTTCCCGACGCAATTAGGCGTCGAAAGGACACACCTGTGTATGGGTTTCAGCCGAACCTCTTCGTTCCTTGTGAACTTGGAGGATTTGGTGTTGATGCAAAGTATGCTCCTGGACGCGTGAACTTCACACGCGAGCAGAGAATTGTCGCAAAGGGTTTCTGGACAGGGTCCATTAACTCCTTCCTTTTCCGCGAAGGAAAGGTTGAGACTTCAATCTGCAAAGACATTCTGAAGAGAATGCCCAGGCCATTGATCAGCACTTCGACTGATGCACGTGGATGGTTGACTTCTGGGAAGCTGTTCCCTTGGCAGGAAGGATATGATAATTATCAGTCCTTCGTTGGTTCCCTTTCGGTTCCAACAAGTGTCAAGGAAAGAGATCAGAGGCGTCTAGACCTTAATAAAATGAAGTCTATTGAGCCCCTCTCCACCGCTACAATGAGAAAATCTCTTGTAGAGAAGCCGTTCTTCCTTGTGCCCAACCTCCCCAAGATGGGAGGAGGAGCTTCGTTCTCCTACACACGGCCCCCCGCTCCCTTCCCGAAAGGAAGAAAGCCGAAAGACCATCTGAGGGTGATCGCGGAGGAGGAAGGCCAGGTTCGGACGTTGATCCGCTTTGGCCCTCGATCCTTTGCGTGTTATCCCGACGGCGTGTGCCGAGAGATTCCTCCTGAAGATGAGGATCGCTACTCAGAATGCAGCGATTTGTCCTGCTCCTGTCACTCCCAACAGAGGAATGAAGATTCCTGTTGTGGTTGTCACCATAAGTTATGGGACGAGTGTGAGGACTGCGGACGATCCGTCTGTAAATACTGTCGTGGCGAGCCCTGTTCCAAGGAGTGATGCCAGTTCCTTCTGACCTGGACATGTCGTTAAACTGTCCTGGAAAGAAAATCTTTCCAAGAAGGAATGAGCGGGTTCTCATCTGTAAATCATCCAAATTGGTTGATCCACAAATGGTGGGTCGTAAAATTGTCCAAGCCAAGCTGACTCTGAAATCCATGAGAAAGGGTTTCAGCGGAAGGCGTAGTGCCAAGAGACTGCACGGATGGGGGTGGCTTTTACGGGCCATCTTGATGAGGATGAACAGTCCCTCCTGTGGATGGGAGGGGTCCGCGATGGCATCCACAATTTCGGCAAAAGTACTCAAGAAGCTGGTGAGCATGGCTTCTGAGCGTAAGACTAATGCTCCAAAGAAGGTGAAGCGATCGAGGCGGGGTCGCAGCCGTCGACAAGCGAAGCGTGAAAACGCGATGCTCGATATGGCTGCAGCCCCTGCTGCGTTTGCGGGTGGCTGGATTCGGAAAGAACCGAAATCCAAAGTTCCTCAGCGGGGAGGCTTGTTCCGCATCGAGCATTCAGAGTTTGTGACTTCGATTGCCGGTGCGACTAGCTTTACTGCGTCTTCCCTGTCTATCAATCCAGGATTGGTTTCGATGTTCCCTTGGTTGTCTCGCATTGCGAACAACTTTGAGTCTTACATCTTCCACTCTCTCTGGTTTGAGTTCGTGACGAAGAAGGCCAGCTCCACTGCTGGTGATGTGATGATGGCAGTCGATTTTGATGCTGCTGATGGGACTCCTGCTAGCGAGCAGGACTTGACGTCCTACAAGGGCTATGCAACCAACAGTGTCTGGAGAAACTTCTGTACAAAGTACTTCAGTGCCGCTGAGTTGCAGAAGTCGAAGCAGTATTATGTTCGTGCTGCGGCAGTTGCGGATACCGACATTAAGACATATGATGTAGGAAACTTCATCTATGCCGTCGACGCATGCGCCGATACCACATCGGTTGGAAGGATCATTGTTCATTATGATATTGAACTGATCACCCCCCAGATGCAGAATCCTCTGCAAAATCCTATCTCCCAACGCATTGACGCTTCGGGTTCTCCTGGTAACGCCTCTTCCTTCGGAACTTCTCCAGTTTCTGAAGGTAATGTTTTGGCGACGGCTGCGACAAGTACTTTGACTTTCGCTCAGCCAGGGGAGTACTCCGTTGTCCTGTATGCTGCTGGAACGGGAATTCAAAACCCGACAATTTCTGCTTCAACGGCTGCCACTTCAGGAGTGGTCCGTTCGGCCATTGTGTCGAACACGTCATTGGTCATCTTGTATAAGGTGATCACTTCGACTGTGAATCAGACACTGGTCCTCGCAGAAGTTTGTTCGGGAGCTGGTTCCATTTCGGCTCTTTCAGTGTACATTTCGTTGTTTGAAAACAATAATTGGACACTGACCGAAGATCTCGACTTGAAGTCGATGGAGAGGGAGACGCGTTGTCTCCTTTCCCGTCTTCGTGAGCTGCTCAGCAGATCTGAGTTGGAGATGGATGATGAGGAAGAGGAGGATTTCCGAAGTGTTCGGAGTCTTCGTCGTTCTCGCTGAAGACCTTCGTCCTTGAGACGGACAAAAGTGTGGCTAAGTCTCTTTGAGATCTGGAGTTGGTGAACGGGTCATTCTGTTCTTTCTCGAACCAATGACTCTCGGCGTCCGCCGTGACCTAGATGGCTGTCAGATAAGCTAAGCTGACAACTTCAAAGATTAAAGATAAGGGTGGGGCTTGTCCTTACCGACTTAGGAGGC